CGTGTTGAGGCCAACGCCCATAATGCGGGCTGTTGCCCGGCATCCAACGCCATTCATGGCCATATCAATGATTTTCTGGTGCGTACCGGGTTGAGAAGCGGTGTAAGTGAACTGCAGTTGCCATGTTTTACGGCAGTGAGAGCAGAGATAGCGCTGATGTCCGGCGGTGCTTTTGCCGTTACGCACCACCCCGTCAGTAGCTGAACAGGAGGGACAGCTGATAGAAACAGAAGCCACTGGAGCACCTCAAAAACACCATCATACACTAAATCAGTAAGTTGGCAGCATCACCGGATGCCTGGCGAAATAACCAGGCAAATAAACCCAAAGCGCATAAAAAGACCGAAGCGGAAAAAACAGAAGATATTTATAAACGGCTGATTAAACAGCAAAAAGAACAAATAGCACTGGCAGGGCAGAATACTGAACTGGCTAAGATGAAATATCAGGTCAGTCAGGGCGAATTATCAACCCTGTCAGAAGCGCAGAAAAAAACGCTTTTGCAGAATGCAGCACTCATCGACCAGAAAAAGATTCGTGAGCAGCTTGCTGCGTATGAAAGCAGCCTGGCGGACAGTAATGCCAGTACCCGGGCGTCTAACGACGCGCAGTTACTGGGATATGGTGAAGGCTCACGGATGCGTGAACGACTCCAGGAAATGTGGAGTATCCGGCATGAGTTTGAGCAGAAAAATAACGAGCTGCTGAGACAGTATCAGGCCGGAGAAATTGAAGAAGCCCTGTGGAAACAGGAGAAAGAACTGAATAAAAAATATCTGGAAGAGCGTCTCAGCGATCAGCAGGATTATTATGCAAAGGCCGATGCTTTACGTAATAACTGGAATGCAGGACTCCAGGAGGGGCTGACCAACTGGGCAGACAGTGCCACCGATTATGCTTCGCAGGCGGCAGATGCTGTCGTTTCCACTATGGACGGACTGGTATCAAATATTTCCGATGCACTGGCCGGAAATGTTGTGGACTGGAGAAACTGGGGGAGTTCAATTCTCCAGGAAGTTTCAAAAATTCTGATGAATGCGGCCATTGTTAACGGACTGAAGTCACTCTCCGGTGCCGGAGGGTGGCTTGGTACGGTCGGCGGATGGATTTCGGGGGCGGTGGCAAACGCAAAAGGTGGTGTTTACACATCAGCAAATCTGAGTGCTTACAGTAACACTATTGTGGATACACCGACGTATTTTGCTTTTGCGAAAGGTGCCGGGTTGATGGGCGAGGCCGGGCCTGAAGCAATCATGCCACTGACACGGGCAGCGGACGGCTCTCTTGGGGTCAGGGCCATTGGAAATGTGAATGGTGGCGGTGGATTTGTTTATTCTCCCGTGTATCACATCAGCATTCAGAATCAAGGGAGCAATGGCGAGATAGATGCGCGCTCAGCCAGGGGACTGGTGGATCTGATCGACAGCAGGGTTGTGTCAATTATGCAGTCATCGCGTCGGGATGGAGGATTGTACAGTGCCTGAGCCTGAAGTTTTTAACTGGATCCCCCGTGAGGGGATGGAGACGACACGAAAGCCATCAGTTATTACGGTAAAGTTTGGTGACGGATATGAACAGCGACGGGCTGGTGGCCTGAATGCGGATCTGAAAACGTTTAAACCGGTATTTCGTGTCACAGATGAATATTCCCGTGCCGCGCTGGACAGTTTTTTATCCCGTCATGCCGGGATTCGTGCTTTTTTGTGGCGTCCGCCAAAACACAACAGGACTGTCCGGGTTGTCTGCAGGGAGTGGAGCATTTCGGATAATGCCATGTATACCGATTTTAACTGTACCTTTGAAGAGGTCACTCACTGATGCAGGATATACAGCAGGAAACACTCAATGAGTGCACTAAAACGGAGCAATCCGCGCTGGTCGTGCTCTGGGAAATTGATCTGACAGAGGTCGGCGGAGAACGTTATTTTTTCTGTAATGAGCAGAACGAAAAAGGTGAGTCGGTCACCTGGCAGGGGCGACAGTATCAGGCGTACCCTATTCAGGGAAGCGGATTTGAGATGAACGGCAAAGGAGCCAGTGCAAGACCAACGCTGAAAGTCTCTAACCTGCACGGCATGGTCACCGGCATAGCGGAAGACCTGCAGAGTCTGGTCGGCGGAACGGTGGTCAGGCGTAAGGTTTACGCCCGTTTTCTGGATGCGGTGAACTTCGTCAACGGAAACAGTGACGCCGATCCGGAGCAGGAGGTAATCAGCCGCTGGCGCATTGAGCAGTGCAGCGAACTGAGCGCGGTCAGTGCCTCCTTTGTACTGTCCACGCCGACGGAAACGGACGGCGCTGTTTTTCCGGGCCGCATCATGCTGGCTAATACCTGCACCTGGACCTATCGCGGTGATGAGTGCGGTTATCACGGTCCGGCGGTCGCGGATGAATATGATCAGCCGACGTCCGATATCACGAAGGATAAATGCAGCAAATGCCTGAGTGGCTGTAAGTTTCGCAATAACGTCGGCAACTTTGGCGGCTTCCTTTCCATTAACAAACTTTCGCAGTAAATCCCATGACAGAGACAGAATCAGCGATTCTGGCGCACGCCCGGCGATGTGCGCCAGCGGAGTCGTGCGGCTTCGTGGTGAGAACGCCGGAAGGGGAAAGATATTTTCCCTGCGTGAATATCTCCGGTGAGCCGGAGGCGTATTTCCGGATGGCTCCGGAGGACTGGCTGCGGGCAGAAATGCAGGGTGAGATTGTGGCGCTGGTCCACAGTCACCCCGGTGCTCTGCCCTGGCTGAGTGAGGCCGACCGGCGGCTGCAGGTGCAGAGTGATTTGCCGTGGTGGCTGGTCTGCCGGGGGGCGATTCACAAGTTCCGCTGTGTGCCACATCTTACCGGGCGGCGCTTTGAGCACGGGGTGACGGACTGTTACACGCTGTTCCGGGATGCTTACCATCTGGCGGGAATTGAGATGCCTGATTTTCATCGTGAGGATGACTGGTGGCGTCACGGTCAGAATCTCTATCTGGATAATATGGAGGCAACGGGGCTGTATCAGGTGCCGTTGTCAGCGGCGCAGCCGGGCGATGTGCTGCTGTGCTGTTTTGGTTCATCGGTGCCGAATCATGCCGCTATTTACTGCGGCGACGGCGAGCTGCTGCACCATATTCCTGAACAGCTGAGCAAACGAGAGAGGTATACCGACAAATGGCAGCGACGCACACACTCCCTCTGGCGTCACCGGGCATGGCACGCATCTGCCTTTACGGGGATTTGCAACGATTTGGCCGCCGCATCGACCTTCGTGTGAAAACGGGGGCCGAAGCCATCCGGGCGCTGGCCATGCAGATCCCGGCGTTTCGTCAGAAACTGAATGAGGGCTGGTATCAGGTGCGCATTGCCGGGCGTGATGCAGGCGAAAACGAATTATCAGCCCGTCTTAATGAGCCGCTGAAAAATGGTGCCGTGATCCACATCGTTCCGCGTCTTGCGGGAGCAAAAAGTGGCGGTGTGTTTCAGGCGGTGCTGGGGGCGGCGCTGATTGCGGTGGCATGGTGGAACCCTGTGGGCTGGCTGGGTGCCGCGGCTGTATCGGGCATGTATGCGGCAGGGGCCAGTATGATCCTGGGCGGAGTGGCGCAGATGCTGGCACCGAAAGCCAGGACGCCCACGGCAGCAAGTACAGATAACGGCAAACAGAACACCTATTTCTCGTCACTGGATAACATGGTTGCCCAGGGCAATGTTCTGCCTGTTCTGTACGGGGAAATGCGCGTGGGGTCACGCGTGGTTTCTCAGGAGATCAGCACGGCAGACGAAGGGGACGGTGGTCAGGTTGTGGTGATTGGTCGCTGATGCAAAATGTTTTATGTGAAACCGCCTCCGGGCGGTTTTGTCGTTTATGGAGCGTGAGGAATGGGTAAAGGCAGCAGTAAGGGGCATACCCCGCGCGAAGCAAAGGACAACCTGAAGTCCACGCAGTTGCTGAGTGTGATCGATGCCATCAGCGAAGGGCCGGTTGAAGGTCCGGTGGATGGATTAAAAAGCGTGCTGCTGAACAGTACACCGGTGCTGGACAGTGAGGGGAATACCAATATCTCCGGCGTCACGGTGGTGTTCCGGGCCGGTGAGCAGGAGCAGACACCGCCGGAGGGATTTGAATCCTCCGGCTCCGAGACGGTGCTGGGTACGGAAGTGAAATACGACACGCCGATCACCCGGACCATCACGTCGGCAAACATTGACCGACTGCGCTTTACCTTCGGCGTGCAGGCACTGGTGGAAACCACCTCAAAGGGGGACAGGAATCCGTCGGAAGTCCGCCTGCTGGTTCAGATCCAGCGTAATGGCGGCTGGGTGACGGAAAAAGACATCACCATTAAGGGCAAAACCACCTCGCAGTATCTGGCCTCGGTGGTGGTGGGTAACCTGCCGCCGCGCCCGTTCAATATCCGGATGCGCAGGATGACGCCGGACAGCACCACAGACCAGCTGCAGAACAAAACGCTCTGGTCGTCATACACCGAAATCATCGATGTGAAACAGGGCTACCCGAACACGGCACTGGTCGGCGTGCAGGTGGATTCGGAGCAGTTCGGCAGCCAGCAGGTGAGCCGTAATTATCATCTGCGCGGGCGCATTCTGCAGGTGCCGTCGAACTATAACCCGCAGACGCGGCAATACAGCGGTATCTGGGACGGAACGTTTAAACCGGCATACAGCAACAACATGGCCTGGTGTCTGTGGGATATGCTGACCCATCCGCGCTACGGCATGGGGAAACGTCTTGGTGCGGCGGATGTGGATAAATGGGCGCTGTATGTCATCGGCCAGTACTGCGACCAGTCAGTGCCGGACGGCTTTGGCGGCACGGAGCCGCGCATCACCTGTAATGCGTACCTGACCACACAGCGCAAGGCGTGGGATGTGCTCAGTGATTTCTGCTCGGCGATGCGCTGTATGCCGGTATGGAACGGGCAGACGCTGACGTTCGTGCAGGACCGACCATCAGATAAGGTGTGGACCTATAACCGCAGTAATGTGGTGATGCCGGATGATGGTGCGCCGTTCCGCTACAGCTTCAGCGCCCTGAAGGACCGCCATAATGCCGTTGAGGTGAACTGGATTGACCCGGACAACGGCTGGGAGACGGCGACAGAGCTTGTTGAAGATACGCAGGCCATTGCCCGTTACGGTCGTAATGTCACGAAGATGGATGCCTTTGGCTGTACCTGCCGGGGGCAGGCACACCGCGCCGGGCTGTGGCTGATTAAAACGGAGCTGCTGGAGACGCAGACCGTGGATTTCAGCGTGGGTGCCGAAGGGCTTCGCCATGTACCGGGCGATGTCATTGAAATCTGTGATGATGACTATGCGGGGATCAGCACCGGCGGGCGCGTGCTGGCGGTGAACAGCCAGACCCGGACGCTGACGCTCGACCGTGAAATCACGCTGCCATCCTCCGGCACCACGCTGATAAGCCTGGTTGACGGAAGTGGCAATCCGGTCAGCGTGGAGGTCCAGTCCGTCACCGACGGCGTGAAGGTGAAAGTGAGCCGGGTTCCTGACGGCGTTGCCGGATACAGCGTGTGGGGGCTGAAGCTGCCGACGCTGCGCCAGCGCCTGTTCCGCTGTGTGAGTATCCGTGAGAACGACGACGGCACGTATGCCATCACTGCCGTGCAGCATGTACCGGAGAAAGAAGCCATCGTGGATAACGGGGCGCACTTTGACGGTGACCAGAGCGGCACGGTGAATGGTGTCACGCCGCCAGCAGTGCAGCATCTGACCGCCGAAGTCACCGCAGACAGCGGGGAATATCAGGTGCTGGCGCGATGGGACACGCCGAAGGTGGTGAAGGGCGTGAGCTTTATGCTTCGCCTGACCGTGGCAGCGGATGACGGCAGTGAGCGGCTGGTCAGCACGGCCAGGACGACGGAAACCACTTACCGCTTCACACAACTGGCTCTGGGGAACTACAGGCTGACAGTCCGGGCAGTAAATGCATGGGGACAGCAGGGCGATCCGGCGTCGGTATCGTTCCGGATTGCCGCACCGGCAGCGCCGTCGCGGATTGAGCTGACGCCGGGCTATTTTCAGATAACCGCCACGCCGCATCTTGCCGTTTATGATCCGACGGTACAGTTTGAGTTCTGGTTCTCGGAAACGCGGATTACCGATATCAGGCAGGTTGAAACCACAGCCCGCTACCTTGGTGCGGGGCTGTACTGGATAGCCGCCAGTATCAATATCAAACCGGGCCATGATTATTACTTTTATATCCGCAGTGTGAACACCGTTGGCAAATCGGCATTCGTGGAGGCTGTTGGTCAGCCGAGTGATGACGCATCCGGCTATCTGGATTTTTTCAAAGGCGAGATAGGGAAAACCCATCTGGCTCAGGAGCTGTGGACGCAGATTGATAACGGTCAGCTTGCGCCTGACCTGGCTGAAATCAGGACGTCCATTACGGATGTCAGCAATGAAATCACACAGACCGTCAATAAGAAACTGGAAGACCAGAGTGCGGCAATTCAGCAGATACAGAAGGTTCAGGTTGATACAAATAATAACCTGAACAGCATGTGGGCTGTGAAGCTGCAGCAGATGCAGGACGGACGCCTTTATATCGCGGGTATTGGTGCCGGTATTGAGAACACCCCTGACGGCATGCAGAGTCAGGTGCTGCTGGCGGCGGACAGGATTGCGATGGTTAATCCTGCGAATGGCAACACAAAACCGATGTTTGTTGGTCAGGGCGATCAGATATTCATGAACGACGTGTTCCTGAAACGCCTGACGGCTCCCACCATTACCAGCGGTGGAAATCCACCGGCATTTTCCCTGACACCGGACGGGCGACTGACGGCGAAAAATGCGGATATCAGTGGCAGTGTGAATGCGAACGCCGGGACGCTCAACAATGTCACGATTAATGAGAACTGTCAGATTAAGGGGAAACTGTCAGCCAATCAGATTGAAGGCGATATTGTCAAAACGGTCAGCAAGTCTTTCCCCCGCACGAACAGTTATGCCAGTGGCACCATCACGGTAAGAATCAGTGATGATCAGAAATTTGACCGGCAGGTCATGATACCGCCAGTGTTATTCCGCGGTGGTAAGCATGAGAATTTCAACAGTAATAACCAACAGTCATACTGGTATTCAACCTGCCGGTTAAGAGTGACCCGCAATGGTCAGGAGATTTTTAATCAGTCCACGACGGATGCTCAGGGCGTATTTTCCTCCGTTATAGATATGCCTGCCGGACAGGGGACGCTGACACTGACATTCACCGTATCTTCATCAGGAGCGAATAACTGGACACCAACAACCAGTATCAGCGATCTGCTGGTTGTGGTGATGAAAAAATCCACAGCAGGTATCAGTATCAGCTGAATTTTATAACCCAGAACGGGCGTCAGAAATGACGCCTTTTTTATTGCAGAAAAGCGAGAGGTAATTATGCGTAAAGTTTGTGCAGCAATTTTGTCCGCAGCCATCTGTCTGGCCGTATCCGGTGCGCCTGCATGGGCGTCTGAACATCAGTCCACGCTGAGCGCGGGGTATCTTCATGCCCGGACGAACGTTTCCGGCAGCGATGATCTGAACGGGATTAACGTGAAATACCGTTATGAGTTTACGGACACGCTGGGAATGGTGACGTCATTCAGCTATGCAGGAGACAAGAATCGCCAGCTTACCCGTTACAGCGATACCCGCTGGCATGAAGATTCCGCGCGTAACCGCTGGTTCAGCGTGATGGCGGGGCCGTCTGTGCGCGTGAATGAATGGTTCAGCGCGTATGCGATGGCGGGTGTGGCTTACAGCCGCGTGTCGACTTTCTCCGGGGATTATCTCCGCGTAACTGACAACAAGGGGAAAATGCACGATGTGCTGACCGGAAGTGATGACGGTCGCCACAGCAACACGTCTCTGGCGTGGGGGGCTGGCGTGCAGTTTAACCCGACCGAATCCGTGGCCATTGATATTGCTTATGAAGGCTCCGGCAGTGGCGACTGGCGCACTGACGGTTTCATCGTGGGGGTCGGTTATAAATTCTGATTAGCCAGGTAACACAGTGTTATGACAGCCCGCCGGTTAAGGCGGGCTTTTTTGTGGGGTGAATATGGCAGTAAAGATTTCAGGTGTACTGAAAGACGGCACAGGAAAACCGGTACAGAACTGCACAATCCAGCTGAAAGCAAAACGTAACAGCACCACGGTGGTGGCGAACACGGTGGCCTCAGAAAATCCGGATGAAGCCGGGCGTTACAGCATGGACGTTGAGTACGGTCAGTACAGCGTTATTCTGTTGGTGGAAGGCTTCCCGCCATCGCATGCCGGGACCATCACCGTGTATGAAGACTCACAACCGGGTACGCTGAATGATTTTCTCGGTGCCATGACGGAGGATGATGTCCGTCCGGAGGCACTGCGCCGTTTTGAACTGATGGTGGAAGAGGTGGCGCGTAACGCGTCCGCGGTGGCACAGAACACGGCAGCCGCGAAGAAGTCAGCCAGCGATGCCAGCACATCAGCCCGTGAGGCGGCAACCCATGCGACTGATGCTGCAGGCTCAGCACGCGCAGCCAGCACGTCAGCCGGACAGGCCGCGTCGTCGGCTCAGTCAGCATCTTCCAGCGCAGGAACAGCATCAACAAAGGCCACTGAAGCATCAAAAAGTGCTGCCGCCGCAGAGTCTTCAAAAAGCGCGGCAGCCACCAGTGCCGGTGCAGCGAAAACGTCAGAAACGAATGCCGCAGCATCACAAAAATCTGCGGCCACTTCTGCATCCACCGCGACCACGAAAGCGTCAGAAGCTGCCACCTCAGCCCGGGATGCGTCGGCTTCAAAAGTGGCGGCAAAATCATCAGAAACGAGCGCAGCCTCGAGCGCCGGCATTGCAGCTTCCTCGGCAACGGCGGCAGGAAATTCCGCGAAGGCCGCAAAAACGTCTGAGACGAATGCGGATAACAGCGCACAGGCGGCAGCAGACTCACAAACTGCATCGGCAAACTCCGCGACAGCAGCCAAAAAATCAGAAACCAACGCGAAAAATAGTGAGGCAGCAGCAAAGGTCAGCGAAACCAACGCTAAAGCGTCAGAGAACAAGGCGAAAGAATATCTCGACAAGGTCGGGGGACTCGTCAGCCCGATGACGCAATACGATTGGCCTGTTGTTACTGCTAGTGAGTCTCTTTACATCAAGATCGCGAAACTTTCCGATCCTGGAACCAGCAGAAGTCATGTAACGCTAATGGTTACTAACGCTGGTAACTACGGCTCCCCTTACGGAAACATTGACTTTATCGAGATCTCGGCGCGCGGTCTGCCTTCTTTGCTTAGTGCGGATAATGTTTCTCGTCATCTGAGTATACGCCGCTTAGGGTCAACCGGGCTGACCGATAACAACCAGATGCGTTACGGCCTGGTTAAAGGTGACGGCTTTATTGAGGTTTGGGCATTCCAGGGTGCGTTTATTAACGACGCAAAGGTTGCGGTGCTGGCGCAGACGGCACGCACGGAATTATACATTCCAGACGGATTTGTTAAGCAAACCGCCGCGCCTTCTGGATATATTGAAGGCAACGTTGTAAGGATTTACGACCAGGTAAACAAGCCGACTAAAGCAGATTTGGGTCTTTGTAATGCTATGCTTACAGGCGCTTTCGGTCTTGGCGGTAGCGGGATAGCAACAAACGGCAAGATGAGCGATGTAGAGATCTTAAAAGCTCTGCGTGACAAAGGTGGTCATTTCTGGCGCGGTGATAAGCCGACCGGAAGCACGGCGACCATTTATAGCCACGGTTCTGGTATATTCTCGCGGTGCGGCGATACGTGGTCAGCGATCAATATCGACTACTCAACCGCGAAGATTAAGATCTATGCCGGCAACGATGCCCGGTTTAACAACGGGACTTTTAGCGTCAATGAGCTATACGGCTCGGCAAACAAGCCGTCGAAATCGGATGTTGGACTTGGCAACGTAACGAACGATGCGCAGGTAAAAAAAACCGGCGATACAATGACCGGTGACTTGACAATCAAAAAAGGTACACCGTCAGTCTTCCTGCGGGCAGACAGTGGAGTCACCGCTTTGCGGTTTTATACTGGCGATAACACAGAGCGCGGCATAATCTATGCTGGTCCTAACACTGATTCGCTTGGCGAAGTTCGCATCAGGGCAAAGACAGCAGGGGGGACATCAGGAGGGGATCTTGTTGTTCGTCACGACGGGAGGGTTGAAGTCCGTGATCTCACAGTAGCGTATAAAATTAAAAGCAGAACGATTGAGATTGCAAATACCGACACTGACTCATCGGCAACTACGCTCAGCATCTATGGAGTACAGCACACGCCATTGGTTTTAACGCGTTCTGGTTCTTCTGAAAATGTGTCCATTGGGTTTAAGTTAGACAATGTGAACCCAAAGTATCTTGGAATTGATACTAATGGGGATCTGGCTTTTGGTGAGAGTCCTGATCAGAAACAAAACAGCAAATTGATCACGCAAGCGAAACTCGACAAGGGATTAACGATTGGTGGTCAACTGGCTTTCAAAGGTACGACAGCGTTTTCAGCCGCTGCTACGTTCAGTGCCGGGATAGCAGGAGCCATCGAGCCGGAAGCCATTGACGGCCGGACTATTGATTTAAACGACTTGATTATTGCTAATACAGAAGCTGGATCCGTTAAATACTATCAATGCAAAACTGTCGCAGGTGGTGCAAATATTACCAATAAGCCTGACGGCGTAAGCGGTAACTTTTTGGTTCGTGTAGAGTCGATTCGTAAGACTACGGGATCAGATTATGCGAACATGCAAACGCTGATTAACAGCGACACAAAACGTATATACGTTCGCTTTGTTGTTAATGGAAACTGGACAGCGTGGAGTCAGGTTGTTGTTTCCGGATGGAATCAGGATGTAACCGTCAGGTCGTTAACCTCGACGACTCCATCAAAATTAGGTGGCGGGCGGATTGATGTGCTTGGAAGTACGTCAGATTATGGCAGCATGAATTGTACCGTTCGTGGTGTTGATAGCACTGGAACCAATTCGGCGTGGTCGGTAGGCACATCAGAAAGCACAGGCAAAATGTTGTTCCTGAAAAACCACAGAAGCAGCGCTCAAGTGCTGTTAAATGGCGATGATGGAGCGGTTCAACTACTAAGTGGCACTGTTAACGGTGCTACAGCGCAGGCGCTAACCATCAACAAAGATGAGGTTAACTCAACTGCCGATTTAGTAATTAGAAAACAAACAGGGACTGGCAATCGTTTTGCTTTACTTAATTCAGGTAATTCAGAACTACCAGTTAGTATCAGGGTGTGGGGTTCCAGTACTCGACAAAACGTTTTTGAGGTTGGCACGTCTGCTGCGTATCTGTTTTATGCGCAAAAAACAACAGACGGGCAAAACCTTACTGTAAACGGAAGTGTTAACTGCACCACACTGAATCAGTCATCAGACCGCAGACTGAAAGAAAATATCGAGATTATCGATAACGCGACTGACGCAATCCGCAAAATTAATGGATACACATACACGCTCAAGGAGAATGGGGCACATTGCGCCGGGGTTATAGCCCAGGAAGTTGAAGAGGCCATCCCGGAGGCCGTTGGTTCATTCATCCATTACGGTGAAGAGTTGCAAGGTCCGACCGTTGACGGCAACGAGCTACGCGAAGAAACGCGCTATCTTAATGTTGACTACGCCGCCGTGACGGGCTTACTTGTTCAGTTCGCCCGTGAAACAGATGATCGCGTTACCGCGCTGGAAGAGGAAAACACAACGCTACGTCAAAATCTGGCAACAGCAGACACCCGGATCAGCACTCTGGAAAATCAGGTAAGCGAACTGGTTGCACTTGTCCGGCAGTTAACAGGAAGCGAACATTGA